GTCAACACGACCGCGGCCGACCGTAGCGGGGGTGGTGGCGGCGCGGGCGGCGGCGGCGGTGTCGTCGTGTTGCTAGCGTCCGACGTGGCGACGTCCGTTACCGTCACAATCGCCGCGGGCGGCACGTCGGGCGCGGGTGGCACGACCGCGGGCAACGGCGGCGGTGGTGGTACTACGTCGTTCGATGCGCTATCTGTCGCGGGTGGCGGTGGTGGTGTCGCGGGTAGCAACGCAAACGCGGCGGGCGGCACGGCCGTAGCGGCGTTTGGCGTCGCGTACGGCGCGGGCGGCGCGTCCAACGTCGCGTCGGTGTCTACGGGCGGCGTTCGCGGTTGGTTTTCGGGCGCGGGTGGTGGCGGCGGCGGGCCGTTCGACCTTGCAGGGCTAACAGGGTTGGCGGGTAGCGCGGGCGGTAGCGTCAATTCGCAAACCACGACGCGCGGTGGTGGCGCCGCGGGCGGCGGCGCGGGCGTCGCGGGCACGGCGGGTAGCGTGTCGGGGCTTTGGCGTGGCATCGGCACGGGCGGCGGCGGTGGCGGTGGCAACAATGCCGCGGTGGCGGGCAACGGCGGCGCGGGTGGCCGCGGTAGCGGTGGCGGTGGTGGCGGCGCTTGCTTCAACGCGCGCGCGGGCGACGGTGGCGCGGGTGGCGCGGGCTATGTTTTGGTGGTGGAACAATGAACGACCGACACGCTATCGTCGTTGCAAGCGTTGTAGAGAACGTCATACTTTGGGACGGCGTCGCCGAATGGACACCACCCGACGGCGCTACCGTGGTTGCGTTGTCTGTCGACGAATCGTGCGACATTGGTTGGACATACGACCCGAAGGGAACCCCGCGGTTTACCGCGCCTACGCTATGACACGCGCGCGAAAACTCACCCCCGCAGAAACGCCAACGACCGATGCCGCTATAGACGCCGTCGGGCATCGCGCGGGGTTGGTGATTGTTCGCCGCGCGCTACGCGAAGGTTGGAAAATCCCGCCGCACGTGTTGGCGACGTTGCCCGACCTAGTTACCGAAATGGCAACCAATGCCGCTAGCGAACGCGACAGGTTGCGCGCCGTGGAAACCCTGTTGGCTATGCAACGCGCCAACCTTGACGCGTTGGTAGCGGCCGACCGTTGCGAACGGCTAGACGGTGGCGGCGCTACGGAGCGCGTGGAATTGGCGCCTATCACGCTTCGCGCGGGTGGCGCGGGTTCGTGATTGTTAGCCCGCCTACGTTGCCCGCTATGTACCCGCGGCAATTCGCCGCGATATGCGACCCCGCGCGTATCGTGATAATTGAGGCTAGCACGAAATCGGGGAAAACCGCGGGTTGTCTGTTGTGGTTGTTCGCGGCCGCGTGGAACGGGCGCGGCGGGAATTATTGGTGGATTGCGCCCACGTTCCACGTTACGAAAACCGTTGGGTATATGCGGTTGCAGACGATGCTACGACAGGCCGACCCCGCGAAACGCACGTGGGACGACAACGACTCCGAATTGTGCGTGCGACTCGCGAACGGTTCGCGCGTATGGTTCAAATCCGCAGACAACCCCGATAGCCTCTTCGGCGACGACGTAAGCGCGGCCGTCATAGATGAGGCGACGCGGTGCCCCGAAGCCGCGTTCAACGCGGTGCGTTCGACACTCACCGCGACGCGCGGGCCGCTACGAATCATCGGCAACGTCAAGGGCCGCAAGAATTGGGTATACCGATTGGCGCGAATGGCGGAAGGCGGCGCGCCGAATATGGCCTACCACCGCCTTACCGCGTGGGATGCCGTGGACGGCGGCGTGTTGGACGCGCGCGAAATTGAAGAGGCGCGCGCAATTCTTCCCGACAATGTCTTTCGCGAGTTATACCTAGCCGAACCAACCGACGACGGTAGCAACCCTTTCGGCGGCGACGCAATCCGCGCGTGTGTCGCGCCGCTATCGACGGCCGCGCCTGTCGCGTTCGGCGTTGACCTAGCGAAATCGCACGATTGGACGGTCTGTTGTGGCGTCGATTCGTCGGGCGCCGTGTGCGTGTTGGAGCGTTGGCAATCCGATTGGGGCGCGACACGCGAACGCGTCGCGCGCATCGTTGGGAGTACGACGGCGTATATCGACTCAACAGGGGTAGGCGACCCAATCACGGAAGACATATGCCGCGCGTGCCGCAACGCGGAAGGGTTCAAATTCACGAACGCAAGCAAGCAACAGATAATGGAGGGGCTATCCGCCGCGATTCAATCTCGCGAGGTTCGCTACCCCGACGGTTGGTTGCGCGCCGAATTGGATTCCTTCGGTTTCCGATATAACGCGGGTAGGGTTACGTATGAGGCCCAATCGGGGCACGACGACGGCGTGTGCGCGCTTGCGCTTGCGCTCGCCGCACGGCGGCGACATAAGCCGTTTCTATTCAAGGTAATTTGACCTATGAACTTACTACGCGCCATCGTGAAAGCCGCCGACCCACGCGCGTGGATTAGCGCATCCACCCGAAGTTTTGAAATGCGAACGGGCGAAGGGCGCGCGGCGCCGTTCGACCACAAAGCCGCGGTGGCCTACTACAATTCGTGGATTTACGCGGCGGCGTCAATCAACGCAAACGCGGTTGCGTCTACTCCACTACGGCTATACGTGCGCGGCGACAACGCCACGCGCCAATTGTGGAACACGCGCGCGGCGTCGCGTAAGTCTGTCGCGCGCTTGCGCGGCGACACCGCGCACCAACCGTCGGCGGTTGTGATGCGGAAAGCCGCGGAACTAGGCGACGATTTCGAAGAGGTTACGGACGACCACCCATTGTTGCGCCTGTTGTCTACGGCCAACCCGTGGTTCAACGGATACGACGCTACGGTGTTGCGTGTCGTGTGGCAAGAATTGACGGGTAACGCTTATCAACACGTCATTACCGACGCGTTCGGCACGCCGACGGAACTATGGCCGATGCCCCCACAATGGACGGAAGTAATCCCCGACCCTGTCGAATTCATTAGCGGCTATCGCTACGGCAAGGGTAGCGAATCAAAACAGACCTTCCCCGCGGATGAGGTTATCCATTTCCGACGGCCGAACCCGCGCGACCTGTTCTACGGCATGGGGAAACTCGAAGCCGCGTGGGGCGCCGCGAATGCGAACGCCGCGCTACATTCGATGGATTTGGCCATGTTCCAAAACAACGGGCGCCCCGATTACCTGTTGACTATCAAGGGGAACGCGTCGGGCGATGAATTGGAACGCGTAGAGCGCGCCATAAAGCAGAAATTCCGCGGGCCGCGTAACCGCGGGAATTTCATGGTATCTACCGCGGAAATCGACGTGAAGCCGCTCGCGTTCCCGCCGAAGGATCTTACGGGGCGCGACGATGTTGTGGAAGAAATCGCCGCGGTGTTCGGCGTGCCCGTATCCATGTTGAAGGCGAACGACCCGAACCTAGCGGGCGCGTCTATCGGGTTCGCGTCGTGGCGTGAAATGACGGTACTACCGCTATGCCGAATGGATGAGGAAACTTTGAACCAACGGCTATTGCCGATGTTCGGCCTAGAAGGCGACGCGGTGCTAGCCTATGACGACCCTGTACCGTTGAACCGCCAACAGGATTTGACCGAAACGCAAGTGGCGGTATCGGGTGGTTGGCTAACACCGAATGAAGCGCGCGAACGCTACGGGTTGGAACGTACCGACGACCCAATGGCCGACCGCCTGTTGGTGAACGGGCAACCGCTAGGGGCCGCGGCGCCCGCTCCAATCGCACTAGACGCGACGCCGCCACAAACCGCGGCAGTTACTCCACCCGCGCCACCTGTCGCGACGTCGGCCGACGCCGTGGCACCGTCGGCCGCACCAATTACCGCCACAAAGTCGGCGCTTTCCGATTGCGTCGCCGCGAAGATTCCGACGCTACTAGCGGAGGGCTACGACGAATCACAAGCCGCCGCTATCGCGTACGAAATGTGCGGCGAATCAAAAGCGTTGGAGGATATCGACACGGTGCCGCCGCAAGCCGTCGCCGACAACGCGCGGCGCGCGCTTGAAGTACGCGAATCGAAGCCGCCTAGCCAACGCGGCATGACGGCTACGGGCATCGCGCGCGCCCGCGACCTAGCCAACCGCGTCGCCGTGTCGGAAGACACCGTAAGGCGGATGGTTGCCTACTTCGAACGCCACGAATCCGACAAACAGGGCGCGACGTGGGACGAACAGGGCAAGGGGTGGCAAGCGTGGCACGGTTGGGGCGGGGATGAGGGATGGGCGTGGGCGAAACGAAAGCGCGACGAATTCGACCGCGAACGCGGCGAGAAGTCGCGCGCGAAATCGTGCGCCTGTTGTGGCACCGACGCGCACGCCGTCAAGCATTCCGACCTTTGGCTAACCGACGCCGACCGAATCACGAAAGCCGCGGGTACGGGTGAACTAGTAGACGACGAATTGTTGGCGGGCTTCCTGAAAGGGGTAGACGCCGTGTTTGCCGCGCAGGTGCGCGCCGTCGTTGCCGCAATCAAACGCGAGGGCGACGCGACGCCCGAAACGGTCGCGCGCGCCGT